AACAACGAGAAACAAGTTGCTGCAAACCGCAAGAAACAAGAGCAAATCACTTCAACCGGTCAAAAACCAGAAGAGTCGGGTTACTTCGCTAATCTTTTTGAAGAACAGAGCGAATCTCAAATCGTGGATGTAACCCCAGCAAAAAAGCTTCCAATGATTGAGGAGGTAGGTCATGCATGAGATTACCTTGAACGAAGTGCGTCAATTAATCGCTTCTCTTCGCACTGTTTACGCTGCTCAGTTCAATAAGCAATTTCCAGCAACAGGCGAAAGTGCAATTCCTCTGTCAGTGGTTGAGCAAATCGCACTTAAAACACTGGTTGGCGTTCAACAAAACCAATTTAACAACGCACTTGGTCGTTTACTTACAGCAGGTGGACGCTTTATGCCGTCATTTGCCGAGTTTCGCACCTGGTGTATCGGTGAAAGTTGGATGTCTCCAGAAGAAGCTTGGTCTCGCGCATGTAAGTTTACGACTGACCGTACCGTGGTTATTACACAAATTACAAAATATGCATTAGACGAAGTGATGTATTTGATCGAAGCCGGCCAAATGCGAGCAGCTCAAGATAATTTCTTCGGGACCTACAACGTGATGGTTGCTAAAGCTCAGTTAAAAGGCCGTCAGCAAGAGTTTTACACTCCACCGCTACAACTAGAGCATAAAGAACCTGAACACACCCCAGTAAGCAATGACGAGGCTCAAAAGCATCTCAAATCATTGATGGAAAGATTAAAAATCAATGGTCGTAAACCTGCACCAGTTCAAAAACTTGAGGCAAAAGAAAAAGAGCCTGAGCTTATAAAAGAGTTGGGCCCTGATCCTTTCGATAATCCACACGAATACGCAGAGATGTGCCGCCGTGAAGGTATGCCAATCCCTAGAAATATTCAGCAGTTAATTGATGGAGCGAATGTATGAATAAATTCGAGATTTTAGCGTGGGGTTTACTCATTTCATTTTTTACAGCAGCTATTAGCGGTGCGGTGGTTTGGTGGTGGTTGGCGCGTAAAGAGCTTGATGAGAAAGGAGCCAGCCATGAAAGCAACTAAATTGATTAGAGATAAAGGACTGCAATACGCGAAGGAAATCGTAGATTCAGCACCCGATAACGCAACTGAATGGAACGAGGGTTATGAGTTCCAATGTGGTCAAAGTGTAGAAATCAGCCCAGCAGATCGTGAGAAGTATTTTGTAGATTTGGTTGAGCTTAAACGTCTGGTGGAGTCTTTGAAAATCATCAACGATTTAGGTGGAGTTGAGAAGCTAACGCCTGCATTCATTACGACAGATAAGCATGTTGGTTACACGCATGTTCGCATGGTGGGAAATGGGAGATTGAGCTTTCTTGATGATTTTTGCGACTTCATTCCAGATGGTTCCATTTCAATTAAGCGTGTGATGACTGCTATCCGCGACCACGAATCAATATACGGAGGCGGTGAATCTCATGCCAACTAGATATAACACAGGCGAGTATAGCTACGATCTTGAATATCACTATGGAGATATGTCAGCAAGCATGGAGATGCTTAGAGCACGTTTAATTGAATTGTTGACTCCTCATCTGTCTGGCCGTTATGTGAAATGGAGAGAAGCATATTTCACATGGTTTACAAAGTGCGGCGGGGATTCGGGGTGGATGTTTTGTGTAGGTCCACACGAATTTCATATTGATGGGGCGTTAAGGCGCTATTACTCAGGTTCTATTGATATTACCTACAACCAGAAAGATCGATATTTCTTGGTGGGTGAGAAAAAGAAAGTCAAATGTAAGGCTTGTAAGGGGTTTGGCTTCATTCGAGATGATGGGTGGGGGCATATAGATAAATGTGAAATGTGTGATGCAGAAAAAGGAGCCAGCCATGAGTGAGTTTGAGGGTAAATCTGGAAAGTGGGCTTGGGAGATTCAAAAAGAACAACAAGCGAAAGTGGAGGAGCTGCAAAAGCGTTTAGATGGGGCATTAAAGGAGACTCAATATGCTTTGCAGTATGTTGAAGGAGACATGCGCGGCAATCATGAATTTCTACAAATGGCAATGATTCGAACCCTTAAAGCTATAGAGCAAGTGCTCAAAGGTGGTGCTTGATGTCATCAGTCAGCCTTGCTGATTACCGAAAGTTATTTCCGATAAAGAAAAATAAAAAGCGGCGTTCAGCAAAGCAAGTTGCCAGACAACCAAGTGTGGGTGAAATGGTTCTGGCAACGCATTTAAGAGCATGCAAGATTGGTTTTGAACAGGAATATAAGTTCCATCCTGATCGTAAATGGAGAGCAGATTTTTTAATAACGGGTACAAAGATTTTGATTGAGGTGGAAGGCGGGATCTGGAGTGGAGGCCGTCATACAAGGGGCAAAGGCTATATAGGGGATATGGAGAAATACAACTCCGCAGCAATGATGGGTTTTACAGTTTTACGGTTCAGCACAGAGCAAGTTAAGTCCGGTATGGCATTAAAGCAAATTGAATTATTAATTAAGGGTAAATAGGAAGGCGATTATGTTGGTTGAAAAGTTTGATTTTATTGAGTTACTTCGCCTTGCTATTGCTCAAGGCAAAGCTGAAGGAAAGAAAATTTCGAAAGATGTAGTTTTAGGTGAATTAGCGCTGTTATCGCCAGCTGCAAAGCTTTGGGCCACTGTCTTGATTGAAAAGGTTGATTTTGAGCGAATCGCAATAATTACCCCAGCACAAAAACAGACTGAAACTTTTTACAGTAAGTATGACTTTAATTTTCAAACCGAACGCCGTATTGAAGATATTCCGGGTAAGGTTGAGTTTGTTCGTGGTGAGATTAAATCAGGTAATTTTTTCCGAGCGCGAAATAAATTAGCGGTAGAGATTCATAAAGAAATGGTAAAGAAAAAATTTACCCCTACTAATGCCCAAGGTGATCTTACTAATCTGGCAAAAGGTATGGCTGAGATTATTTTGCGTGGCCATGTTTTTGTTAAAGCTATGTGTGGAGCATGCCAAGGAATAGGAAAACTTGAAACTTTTAATTCAAAGGGTTTTCCTGATGGGGCAAGGTTTTGTGAAAAATGTAATGGTACTGGTAAGCGACCATATACGTTAAATGAAAAAATGAAAATTGCAGGTATTGTTGCCACCAAGACTGCATATATAAAAAGCTATCAGAAGTTTGAGTTATTTGGAGAATCTATTGTTGCAGAATGGGAAAATGAAATTAGATCGCGTATTTCTCGATCATTCCGTTTTGAACTTCCTGATAGTCAAGAAACTTACGCTTGACAGTTGGGTATACACTTGAGTATAAAGATTTCTAAAATGGGCGAAATGTAAAGTAATCGCCAGAATGAATTTAAGAGCTCGCCAATCGGTGGGCTTTTTTATTTTGTGCTATAGTCCAGTCTAATTAAAAGCTGGTTAGCAAAATGAATATCTGTGTTGGTGGTGATTTGGATGGGCAAGTGATAGAAAAAGAAGGCAGATTACTAAAAGCTTCTGACATTGATCCATCATTCAAAACTGAGTACTACAAACAGATTTACAACCGTGACAATACGGTGTTCCATTTCTGGTTACCAATTGGATCTGACTTACATGACATGTCAGAGAAAGTACTAACTATTCTTAGAGCACCTAAAAACTAGTTTTATCGTTTGCCGGACGTATTACGGCACAAGAAGCTCCGCTACATACTAGTTATTGGCGGGGCTTTATATTTTTACAATTTCGAAATATATTATTTTTTTTAATTTTGGAAAAGAATAATGACAGTAGAAAATAGAATTGAAGAGGCTAGAAGGAACTATAGCGAAAAATATGGTACTGAACCTGAATTTGTTTTAATAGAAGCAGATGCGGCCTCATTCATTCATGGTAAACGTTTTAATGGTGGGGATATGGCTAATAAAGATTATACTTTAAAAGCTGTAAATCAACTCAGTGGTTGTATACCTATTTTAGTTCCCAAATATGGTCATGAATTTAAGTTATTTGAAGAAAAAGATCTTCTTCAAGCAATAGAGCAATTTAATCAAGGTAATATTGAAAATAGATGTGTAAAGATTAAAAAAGAAGTACCTACAGCTTGGCTTGATTCTCCCCTAAAAAGATCAATAGCTAATTATAGGCTTGAAGTTGTTGAGATTCCTGTTTCATATGTAGATGCTTTTATGACGTATAAGGAATCGAAGTCTAGTTAATTATAAGCCTCCGAAAAGGAGGTTTTTTTATTTCTGGAGTAATTATGAAAAACGAAGTTGGCTTTCATGTTCCTGTTCGTCCAATGCCTCCAGAATGGCTTTTTGAAATGGATACACCAAACTTTGCACCAGCTCCAGAAATATGGGAATGGATTAAACAAGTATTTCTAGATCCAAAATCGAAATTATTTAATCCTGATCACATGCACTTACGTTCATTTCGATATCCCGATATTGCTGTGATGTGGGCTAGATCTGGCTTTAAAAAGCAGGGACGTCAGGTTATCGGTACTACTGAAAAAGTCATGATCAATGCTGGTGGTTGGAAGAAAGAACGACAAGAAGAACAATACATCCAGTGGTTCAATTATTTACCTGAATACTTAATTACTTTTGATGCTTCATATTCACGTATAGCAAGTGATGTGAACTTTTGTGCTTTGGTTGAACACGAGCTTTATCACATTGCACATAAGAAGGACCAATACGGAACACCAGCATATAACAGAGAAACTGGTATGCCTAAGTTAGCTATTCAAGGTCACGATGTTGAAGAATTTACAGGTGTTGTTCGCCGATATGGAGCAACTGAGGATGTTAAACGAATGGTCGAAGCAGCTAATAAAAGGCCTCAGCTCACACGTGCTGATGTTCATTACGCTTGTGGCACTTGTAACTTAAAGGTGGTTTAAATTTTTTTTGCCACTCTACTTGG